CTTCACAATACGCAAGGAAACTCGGTCACTAGCCTCAGAAAGGTCTAGTGTCGAAAGAGAACGGTCTGTAGAAGCCCGTTCAGCCAACTTTCGATTCCGAGTCTGGTCAAGCCACCCGATAAAAGGGTGGTTTCCCAGATACCTCTCCATAATTGTCAGTATCCCCTGTTGCACCTTCTGAAGGTGCGCAGGTTCTGCTGCAATTAGTCGAGGTTTTTCCATCGTTTTAGGGACTGGAATCACCCGAGAGGGTGGTTCTTGTCCCGGGGAGTGGAGCGGAAAGTCATTCAAGAGTTCAAAAAAACTGAACCCAGGGATGACATAGTCCTCAACTGGAAAGAAACGGTCAAGCCGTTCAGTCCAAGTGAGATCGCTGTACTTACCATTGCTGGTAAGCTTGTCAGCGACCGCTCCAGGTCCATGCTTCGGTACGATATCTGCCATAACATCAGCAGAAATCTGTCCGATAACACGACCCCAGAGAACATGGCTAACATCACGGAACTGATCAAAATCCCGTAATGTGGCTCTAGCCGATGTTATCTGCTCATCAGTCAGCTTGTATTGCAAGTAGGCCTCCTGGATCTTCGCATCACTGCAAAGCTCCTTGAGTTTTCCGTGAAATCCGGAGATCTGACGGATGGCCCTAATTGCTCTCCAATCTGGCTGCTCAAGAAGAGTGCCATCAGTATCAAAGATTCGATTGAATAGATCGCCCAAGAAAGCAGGCCTTCTATCTTTCAGGCGACCCCCCCTCCGTGAAAAACCGGAGAATGAATCGTCTGCAATCGAACCAGATTCTATGGACCTCTCGAGGTCCTTTCCGAATCTGGGAAGAGATATGGTCAAAAACTCCATACCTCTCTCTTGATACCTGGACTTGACTGTCGCCAAGTCCCGATGGGCACTGATTCCCTGCTGCGCCAACTGATCGTCGATCAGTGCGCAGTGGAGATCAAACTGGCTTTTCAACATGGGTCCCCTTTCAAGGGCTCGGTGTTCCAGTTGTGATCTTTTTCTGTTCAAGTCCTACTGTGTAGGGCGTCGGCTAGCAAACACCGATACCCCCACAATAGAGATAGTGCCAAGTCCACCTGCGAACAGGCAGACAATGGCAAGGAAGACAACTTGTAGGACGTCTTCCATCTATCAGTTCTCGCCTGCGATAACCTTGATAAGGTTAGCGTTAGTGCTGGCTGTAAGCCAGGTGAGCAGAGCGACCGCAAGGTCTTTCTGTTCGGCGGCAGAGAACCCCGTCGGTGGAACGTCGATGTTAATTCGAACGCTTCCAGAGACCAGCACGTTCGTCGAAGAGACGAGCGGGTCGGTCACGATCTTCGAGAAGTCAATACGCGCCTCGCGGCGAGTACGCTTCCCGTAGTTCGTCTGAATCTTGAGCACAGTCTTCGCATCATAGTTGGTAAAGGTACCAACATTTGACCCCGTATTCGTACGGGGAAGCGAGACAGCTCCAGGAACAGTTCCGATGGTAACGGACTGCGGATCAGAAAATGCCACAATCTCTCCTTTTCAGTTGAGGGGGGCCGGATTAGACTTCCGTCTACCGTCCTCCCGTTTTCAATTGGATTTATCAGAGGGGCGCGCAGTGAGTTAAGCTGCCATCCCATGATGGATCCTTGCGGACGGGGTGAATCCCTATCTACCCCGGCTCATGCCGAGGGCCGCAAGAATGGAAAGCTGAAATGGACTGAGTCCATCCCAACTAACACTGAACCCGTAGGGTGACGCCTGTTCGCGTATTTTCTCCTCGGAGGTGTACGACTGAGAGATATATCCATGGCTAACAGATGCCAAGGATGACCACTGAGTCGGACCTTTCCAGGTGATTTGACTTGTCGTTTTGACGACGAAAGTCAGATACGCGTAATCCAACAGGACGTTCGACCAATCTAGCAACGAGATATTCGATGCTAGGGATCCCAGATTTGAGACCCAGTCGAGAAGCCAAGTCCAAGGGGCGAGCTCCCACAAGACGGCTGGAGTTAACTCCAGACCGAGAAGCTCCGTTGCACGAGCAATGTATCTACTCTCGATCGCGTTTGCACGCGCTCCTTTGTGATACTTTGCGGTGAAACGGTAATCAGCTTCGATCATTGTGGAACGAGACCACGTTCCGACACCAGCGGGGATATTCCCCGGTGCCAGGAACGGAACGCCGGTATTCTGATAGTCCTTCCAATAGGGGGACGTATAGATACCACCGGCCAATGGTGAACCGAATGACATACCACTATCGCTAGTAGTATCTGTCATTCGGGACCAGGTCCCGAGATCGCCGCCTCTCGCTCTCCGATAGTTGTCAGAGCCGAGCAATAGCATATGGAGCTTTAGAAGCACCTCTACTGTTGCGCGGATGTCAT